GAACCCATTGAAAATTGCCTCGATAAACGACTGACGGGCGGATATGTAGGTCTTTTGGAACAGCTCGTAGCTGTCCCGAATCTGATTCCGAGACGTGAACAGCCCCTCCGATTTGATGCCGAACAAGGCAGGGTCGACTATCCTGTGACCCGTGAACACCTCCTGTTGCACGGTAGCGTTCAGCGCATCGAACCGCTTATCGAGGTCGTTGCCGTTCAGCTGCGCAATCTCGGGGCCTTGATCGCGGGTATCGTTGAACGTGAGTAGTATTTTGTTGGCGTTGTCAGACCCCGCAAACTTATCATTGACCTTCTGCTCGATGGCCTTGCGGTCATCTTCAGTCGGGGTTCCATTGAAAAAGTTGATGATGGTTCCCGCCATGAAACCATTTTTTATCCCGTTCAGGTGAAAGTTGGCAATCTCTCCATCAAGTTCCACGTAAGGGATAGCACCGATGTAGGACGGCAATGGATAAACGTCCTTATCGGGTGAGTACAGCTTAACGTACAGGATCGATTTCGGCTGTGGGTTGCTCGCATTGAATACGGGTATCGTCTCCACTTTCTCAGGCTGCGACTTTTTCCAGCCGTCAGCGGAATAGAACGCCACCTTGCATTCCTTGTCAACCCGCACCTTTGCGAAATTGACGTGGCACAGGCGGGCTATCTTCTTGTTCGTTGCGTTGTAAATGACCTCGATAGCGGCACCTCCGTACAGCTCCAAGTCCATCGCCACCTGTCCGAGTAGTTCGGTCAGGTCGTTATCTCGGACGAAGGCGTAAATCTGTGCCTCGGCCATTGTGCCGATGCCCGTCTTATCAACCTCCCATCCTTGGCCTGTGATGTAGTCGGTTTTTCCGCGAATGATGGCGTTGTGCTTTGCGGAGGTATTGAACAGGTGCAGCAGGTAGTCGGGGTAGCGGTTGCGCCACTCTTGATCAGTGCCGTAAAGTACCCATTTGACGTTGCTCGACACTTTGAACTCAGGGGCTTTGTGGGCCTCCAGCTTCAGTTCTATGGTCGAAAAATTACGCTGGTTCATAGACTACTGCTGTTACGTTGCCACCCGAATAGGTAGGCATTGTGATTGTTGATGCCGCACCCGATACGATACAAATACCTCGCTCCAAAAGCGTGAGGCCAGTCGGGTCGAGATTAGTTGCGTTCGTGTTGGCGTAAATGTGGTAATACCATTGACCTGTCGGGAACAGTGTCACCTCTGCCGCCAATGGGTCGGGACTTGCGGATACCTCGGTTATGGTGAACTGATTGTACCGCGCCTGATATGGCGAAGTATCATCGGCCACGCAGTACACCGTCTGTTGTGTTGCCTCGGAGGTAAACGCGAACAGGTAATGCGATGCCGTGCCGACCTCTGTGAGTGTCACGGTCACATCATTAGCCTGCGCCTGCGTCAATCGAATCACGTCAGGGCGATGAAGTATTCCACGTCAACGGCTGCGGTGTCTGCCTGTGCGCTGATGCCGTCAATGGTATCGAACGCGCTGAATGAGCTGTTATTCTCGATGCTCATGGCGTGAAGCTCGAACGTCTTTCCTGCCTCCAGCTTGAACCATACGGGCGTATCAGCGGTCGGCACAATCTTCAGCATGACAAAGTTGGTATCGTCCTTGTTCGTGATGCGCAGGAACTTGACGTTAGCGCGAACGAAGGTGCCAGCGGCTGCGGCTGTGCCGAACGCTAACAAGGTGATGAGCGAGGTCGGTATCGACACGATGCGCTGATCTACCTCATTGATATTTGCGACCGTCAGCGTGTTGCTGTTGCCGTACACTTTGCCGTTCAGCGTGACCGTCTCAGTAGTCTGATAGGTCAGCGTGGCGTTGGTTATTGTAGTTGCCATGTAGGTATATAGGGCAACGCGTCAATTTGGCCCAAAAAAAGAAAGGGGCGGCAATTACGCCACCCCTCCGAACCGCCATGCGGTCAACAACCACGAATCACAGCGTGGCGGGTATGGTGCGGTTTATGTCTGTTCTATTCCCATGTTGTTAAGGTCGGTCATTTGCGAATTTATCAATACCCATTGCCGAGAGCCTCAGGACAACATCGGTATAAACCTTTTCGAGCAGGCTGATATACATTTCCCGACTTAAACCACTTTCCTTTTTTGAACAGGTCGTTAGTGCGTCATAAATCTCACTAAAAGAAATCGTATGTAGTGTGGCCTGTCTTATTAGTTCGGGGTCACCAGTCTCCAATGCTTTACGCACTTGGGGGCTGTCAACGGCTTTGGCCTGTCTTTCGGCAAGGTCAAGCTGTTTCATAAAAATGCCCTGTTCACGCACGTCTTTAACTGTGTGTTGTTAGGTTAAAATGGTGTAATTTACCGTAATTGCTTTTGTGTCACGAATTTCACCACCTGCAAAGTGCTTTATTCTGTTGCCGTTTTTGTCTAAAATGGCCGCTACTATTGGTTTCCCATCGCCCTGAAAAAACGTAATCTCGCCAGTTGCATTATTGTGGTTGTGTAGTATTACGGTGCGGCCTACCATCATGTTCATCCTAAGAGGGTGTCAACAACCACGAATCACAGCGTGGCGGTAAATTTTGCAGCCTTCATTTTGATGTAGTCCACGTTATCATTGTCTATTACGTACCACTCAAAATCAATGTCATGGCGGTCGCAATAGGCATCAAGCTCGGCCATTCTATCTTGGTCAGGCTCTTTGGTAAAAACGCACATCAGACGAGTCATTGCTTCGTTTTCAGCGATGTTGCCGAGCACAGGGGCGTGATTCGAAAAGCGAATCAACCCGTTATTTCCTACCTCGTGATAATGCGACACGCTAAAGCTATTATCTGAACATCCCATTATCTCTATCGATGCTTGTGTGGGTGTCATGGCTTGTGGTTGTTTGTGTGTCATTATTGACACGACAAATATACCCCGCGCCAAAAGGAACTGTATTAAAATGTTATTAAAAAAGAAAGGGCGAACATTACTGCCCGCCCTCGCTTCAATCACAGCCCGACCCCTCAGGCTGAAACGCTTGTTGTTGTGGCGCTCGTCACCGCTGTGGCAAGTGCCGAAGTGAGGTACAAATGCGGTTCGGGTTCCTTGCCTGTGAAGGTCAGCGTGTACCCGTTCAGGTCTCCAGCCGCTGTTCCTGTGCCGCCTGAGCCTTCGCTCAAGTCGAGGCCGTTGGCTTGTCCGCACAATACGAACGTGCCGTCCATCAGCTCAACGATGGCAACCAGTACGTTCTTAGCAAGTAGCCTTATCTCATTGCGCTTGGCAGCGGTCAGTTTCGGCAACACAACGACCACGCTCGGCTCGAAGTGCAGGCCACCCGTCTGCGGGTTTGCCATCACTCCATCGGTGAACGAGCTTGTCTCTTTGAGCTGCTCATATTTGTAAAACACGGTCGAGGCCGAACCCCATGCCGTTATCGAACCGCTGGAAACGGTCGCAGATAGGGCGGTGTAGCTTGCCAAAGGCGCGAACCGAACGGACTTCACGCCCGCCATCGCGTCTTTGCAGTCCAGTATGAATCCTGTGGTTAGTGCGCAGGCCATTTCGTTTCGGTATTGCGAATGTCGGGGCGCGGCTTACGGGCCGCTAACCCCTTGATTCAGGTTGTTATCAGAGAACTATCGCGGCCACTTGAGCAGGGAACGCTACCTGCGTACCGAGCTTGAACTCCATCGCAGCCTTCACTTTGCGGTCATCCTGAGAGTACCACATCTCGAGGTTGCTGAAGTCGCCCTCCGCATCCACACCGATGAAGGTGTTGCTCTTTTGCAGACCGTAGATGGCATCGACACCATTCAGGCCCGCAACAGGCAGACACTTCAATCCTGTGCCTGGGAATGTCAGACCGCTTGCGGTTGATTGGTCAACCGACCCGTTCACGCCTGCGTTCAGCACGGCCCCGAAGGTTGAACCTCCAACGGTCAGCGCACGGACGAGCGCGGTGTATTTCTCCACACCCATGAATACAGTCACATCGCTCGAAGGGTCAATCGCAACATCAGCCAAAGCCTGATAGATGCGGAATATCGCCTCGACCATTGTGGTGGTGTTCAGCGCGGTCAGGGCTGTACCGTATGCGGCTGCGTTGGCGTTGGCATAGCCGCCCGTATTGTCCTGAATTTGGAAACGGAGGCCATCCCAAAAAGCGTTGTTGCCAGTACCCAATGGAACGGTAGAACCGATGCCGCCACCTGCTGCGGTGATGCGACCTTTCCAAATGGCCTTATCAACCTCAAGGGCGACAAGGCTCATCAGGTACTTGGTCAGCACCTCCTCGATAGGGGCAAGGTTCTCTTTGTGCGCACCTGCTGCGATCTGTTCGCGGAGGTAGTACGCTTCGAGGTCTTTAGGGCACCATTCGAGGTTCAGCTTCACCTTTCCGGGTGTCATTGAACGCTGTGTGATAGTGGTGTCGCCTGTGGCGTTGAACCCGCACGAATCGGCCTGAAATTGCACAGCCTGCGAGAGCAGCGGCATCTTGGTCGGGCCTTTCACGTTGGGGATAATGGTGGCATTTTGGAACATCTTAGCTCCAAAAATAGCCGCGGTCATCAGATCGAACTGATTCTCGTTGGTGTAGGCGGTCAGGCCTGCGAGGTTGAATGCCATCTTGGTATGGTCTTAGTTGGTTTGGTTTACTTTGGAAACAGCAAGGGCCAGACGCTCGGTGAAACCTGCATCTGTTTTCTTGGCGAATGGGTGCGCCTTTGGTTCGGTCGGGGTGGCAGCAGGTTGCGCGGCCAATGTCTCGACAACCGAGAACATCGACTTCATCGCCTCACGTTGCGCGGCCAGTTCAGCCTTTAGCGGGGCGATGGCGGCCTCCATGTCAGCGGCTGTGAAAGCGGGTGCAGCGGGTTCGGCTTTTGCCTCTTCAGGCGCGGCCTCGATTGCCTTTATCTCAGTGATCACACCGCCCGCTACTTCGATCACGGTGCCGTCTTGCAGCTCATGCGCGCCATCAGGTGCGGGTATCTCTTTGCCTTCGCTGTCCAACAGCGTTACGGTCGCACCTACCTCAAGGGCGGGCGATACGGATAGCACGGTGCCATCAACGAGCGTCACCGATGCAGCCTCTACCTTTTCAGGTTCAGCGGGTGGCGTGTCGTTGAACAGCAGTGCTTTAAGGGCAGGCAATACAGCCTGAGCCTTTTGGCGTATTTGGTCTGGAGTCATGCCGATAAATAGGCACGACCGACCTGACGGCCCTAAATGTTAGCTTTGCGACAATATACGCACAACCTCTTCAACGATGAGGCGGTCAATGTTCTGCTGTTCCGCATCGATGAAAACACCCTCCACGGAAAAGCCTGTGAACGTGCCATCCTTGACCTTCGCCCACACCTCATCATTATCAACCTTGAATGACCCGAACCATGACCCATCAGGCAAAGCATCGAACCCCTTTGGCGCGGGCTTGGTCTCATCGGTTATCCATGACTCGAATAGGAACACCCCATCAGCTATTTTAGGCGTGTGCTGCAAGTTGGCTTTTGTGTTGCGGCCATTCTTGAAATACTTGTAAACGATAGCCCGCACGGTGTCGGCATCGAACTGAACGTAATACTCGCGTCCATCATCGTCCCGCCTGTAAATGGGTAGGCCCGCCATCATCAGCGGCCCCGACACGATACGCTTCTCCTCGCTTTGAACAGCGAACCGCGCCCGCATCCGCTCACGTTCCCATGTGGTGTAACACACGGCAGCGGCTTGGTCTTGCTCCATGCCCTCCCTGATCATGGCAGGTATGCAGCGACCTAAGTAGGTGTCCTTATCTTCCCCTGCCTCGGGTTTGACCAGTTCAATCTGCGTGCTAAACGCCATCCATTGCCGCTCAATAGCGGGTCGGTCAACAAGTGAAACCAGCTCGACTCCCGTATTTTCATCGGTCGGGTCGATGGTCAGTTTGATGAGTGGTATGTTCTTTTCCATGTTGTTATCCTCCGAGGCCGAATGATGCCTGTCCGTATATCTGTTCCACGTTACCCTGTGCGCCTGTAATCTGAGTCTCGACCACGAACGCCTGAATGGGCTGAAGTTCCGCCTGCTGCGTGTTGACTAACCCCGTGACGTTTGTAGATACAGGCGTACCTGTTGGCGCGGTGGCCGTAAATGATGGCATTGAACCAACTGGCCCGTTTGTGCCGCCCGGTATGTCTGCCTTGTTCAGTATTTCGATGGTCGAGGCAATCGCGCCCGCAACCGTGCCGACCGCCACAGCGATGTTGGCTATGATGTCATACGGGGTGGCCGAAGATTGAACGGCCTTTGATATGGCCGAAGCGGTTGCCACAGCCGCGTTTATCCAAACCTCTGCGGTAGCTATTCCCTTCGCCACCTCCGCATTGTCGCCCATCGCCTTGCTGACGAGCCTCGCGATGCCGATAGTCTGTTGGGCTAAGGTTATGGCCATATTTCTTTTGGCCGTTGCCACTTCCTCCTCTTTCTTCAGTTTTTCATCAGCGATTTCAGCGGCCAGCTTTTGGTCTTCTTCATAGTATTTCTTGCGAATGTCATTTTCGGCCCGCATCTGATTAGCCACCATTGCCTGTTCGATGGCATCGCGCTCGGCCTGTTTTGCATCAGCATCGAGATTTAATTGATTTACGGTTATAGATAACGTTTCGGCCTTGAGTTTTTCAGCGGCAACGGCAGCATCAATCTCGCGCTGCATCATCTCCTCACGGCTTAACGCTGCGGCTTCTTCAGTGTACTTAGCGATGTCTGCCTCAATTGCGATTTGTTTCTCCGCTATTTTTAACGCAGAGGCGGCCCTTGCTTCGCGTTCCTTCTGGTCAATGTCGGCTAATGCCTTATTGCGCTGTTGTAGCAATAACGCTCTGAGTTCCGTCTCCTCTGCTCCCTCGCCTTTTATGTCCGCTATTTTGCGCTCTAAATTGACTCTTGCGGTTTCACGTTCGCGCATATATGCCGACTCAAGTAGCGCGATTTTGGCGTCCTCTATTGCGCGTAGATTGGCCAGCTCCTGTTCGGCTAATTGTTTTGCCCTGTCAGCGGCTTCTTTGGCAATCGCATCGCGTTTATCCTGCTCCTCTTTTTTAAGACCAGTTAAATCTGTTTCAAGTTTCTTGCGCCTCGTGAAGTTTGCCGTTTCAAGCTCTGCGATATTCGCCTCTGCCCGTGCCCGTTCATCCAGTAGCTCAGTCTCTTTACCTGTCGCATTTATTTTGACGTTGATGGCATCGAGTTTATCCTGCGCTATTTTCTTTTCCTTTGCCGCAACCTGTTCTTCTATTTGTGCCGCTTTTTGCACGGCTTTGATTCTGTCCTCGGTAGACTGTGTTGCATCATTAGCAATGAGTCGCGCCTCCGCCAGTTCCCTATTAGCCTTTGCCCGCTCAACTATCAATTCGCGTTCAGCAAGTTTGACCGCGTGCATTTTTTCTTCGTATGCAACCAGCGCGGTGGTGGCTTTTGATACCGTTTCTCCGAAATTCAAAAACGAATTTCCGAACTCTTTTAATGCGCCTATCGGATCGGTGAACATATTGACGAATAAGCCACCGAACGCCTCCACGATATTCATAACGCCTTTCATGACCCCACCGAGGTAGGCCATCATCACGTTGAATTGTTGCCCAGCTTTTTCGCTGCTGCTGAAGTATGCCGCGATTGATCCGAGAATGACGGCTAACAATCCGATGCCCGTAGCAATGATTCGACCCCTCAATGTTTGAAGCGCGCCCGAAAAAGCATTGACCCCTTCGCGCACCCCGCCCAATGCCTGCGCTATGTTACCTATCGGTCCGGGCAATGCAGCCGCTTGATCTTGCAGGCCCTTCAGGCCCGCCGCCATTTCGGACGATGCCTTCTTTGTTTTGGTGGAGGTCTTTTCCGCCTCCTTGCCAATGTCAGCGACCTTCTCCTTGACCTTATCGGCTGCGTTTGCAGGTGCCGTTTCAATTTCGACCCGCAGGCCGATTGTGCGCGTTACGTCACTCATACGGGTATCAGCATATAAGTGAGGTATATAGTAATGTCGCTGTCGCCTGCTGTCGGGTTGCCAGCAGGTACATATATCTCAAGGTCTGCGCCATCCTCGAAACCTTTGCCCGATGTGACCGCGTTCTTTGTCAATGGTATTCGGCAGTCAGCCGTGAACGCCAAAGCGTTGACCGCGCTGACGTAGTTCTGTGACCCACCAACCGACCTGATTCGGAGTGATGTATTGGTGGCGTAGGTTGTGGTTCCGTATGTTGCGCCCATCCATATATCGCCAACGATATTTGGAAAGTAGCCAGAGGGAACGCTCAACCCCAAGGCTATCGGGGTGACTCCCATCGCCAACACCTCCGCTGATGTTATGGTCTTCTTTACGTGTCCGTAGATGCAGTGAGGTTCGGAGTCGAAACCGACCCAGACCTGATTGTCTGCTGTGTTGAGGAATGGTTCGCCAACGTATATGTCTTTTATATCCCATGTCCCATCGGTGTGGTCTGAGCTTGGGCCGAGCAGTGGGTAAGCTCCCGTTGACGTTGCCCGCTTGAGCCTTATCCTTGAATCTTGTGTTGCCATCAGTTCAGTATGTTGCGATAATCTGCGTAAAGGTTCGTCACCGTATCCTCGCCCCCGTCTAGGATGTAAATAGGGCTTGCGGCTGTTATGGCCCGAACCTCGTCCTTGCCACCCTCGATAACGTCACCGAATAGCACCACTTCGCCACCATTGACAATGTGAACATTCGACCGCGTGACGGTTGCCCCATTAGTCGATAGGATGGTCACGTTGTGCAGCCCATCGGCCACCACGTTATCGGAGCCTACAATGGTCACGGCAGTAGTGCCCGCGCCTACCTTGTTGCGGTCACCGCTCACATTGAACCCGACCGCTGTGCCGTCTATCTCATTGCCCGTGCCTTTGACCGTTCCCTGAAATGCGGGCGCAAGGTTGCCCGACCGTTGGCGAATGGAGTCAGGGACGTTCGGCAACTCTTCCAGTCCAGCCGTGCCGCTACCTATTGACCGCCTACCCTTGCCGCTGATCTGCACCTCGACCTTTTTGAACGGGTCTAATTGCAATACCTTCAGCAGCTCAACTTTGGTCAGGCCGTTTTTGAACGGGTTGTAATCCATGACCCGATTGAGCCTCCAGTAAACCCCGTCAATAGCGATGGTGTCCCTGAAGTCGAGGTTCATAATGTCGAGCGGTGTCAAATGGAACATCGCCACCATGAGCTTGCTATCCTTGTCAACTATCTCGCGGTATTGGTCAATGTGGTATTCGTTAAATAGGTTGCTATTGGTGTAGAACAGCGTAGGCAGATAGGCGTTGGTGCCATAGTATAGCTCAAACGGTATGCCCCATGATAGGTCGAATGTCGGAGTAATGGGGTGATTCAGGTGGCCCGCATAAGGGTAATCTGTCTCGACCACATCCAAACCAGTCGCAGGCGGATAGCCCGAACGGAACCGCCACCCGTTAGGTAGTGACGGCAATAGCCCTGCATAATACAACACGCGCACGTTGGCATCGGTCGGCTTTGCGCCTTCTTCAATGTCTTGATCGTATATTTTCGGAATGAGGCGGTTTGACCCGTGGTCATTGTTTATCGGGGTTGCGCTGAACGCCACCTCTACTGTCGTCTTTTTCGGAACAAAATCATTGTCAATCTCAAAACGACGAGAGCCATAAGTGCGACCATGATTTGACTGGTATCGGTTATTGTAGTAGTCATTGTCGGGTCGGTATTGGAACAGGTACTCGCGGGCGGATAGCAGGCCCATCGGTATCAGCTCAATCGGGCTGTTGTGGTCGAGCTTGTACGTCCAGTCTCGCAGGGTGCCATTGGCGTAATACTCGCGCCACGTCTCGATGATGTAATGGTCTTCTCTGTCTTTTGATGAGGTCAGTTGAAGGTTGAACATCCTGAATACCGACACGAGCAATTCCTTCATGCTGATGTCTGGCAGGTGGGTATTAACAAGGTATTGCTCGTCCTGAAATAGATTCTCTGTATTTTGAATCGCGTAAAAAAATCCGCTATCGACCTGCACAGAAAATTGACTTGTCAATGGATCTAACGCGGTCAACATTTGGATTTGTACACCTTGCGGGCCGTTTCCATCCATGACTACAAAAACAGCATCTCCCGCATAGGTGTCTACATTTTCGGCCACAACCTCAACGTTCATTGTGTAGGTAATGCCCGGCCCGATAGCGGTTGCGTCTATCATTGCCTGCATTAAGTCAAATGCAAATTCGGTTGATCCCACGACTTCAATCGTACCCGGTGGCCTAAACACAACAATCTGCAATCTTTGGACGAAAGGCATTGGCATCAACCCGCTCCAAGGTGATGTTCCATTCAGTTTGAAAATCAACTTGACGCCCGCCCGCCATGTATCGCGCCTGTGAGTCTGGTAGATCTGATATTCATATTGACTCGCGACAAGGCCCGGCACCACCGCATCTACGGTGTCTGTCACTACGTATTGACCGACTGGATTAGTTACTGGTGTCTCAAAACATATACGCGGGCGGTGATACCCGCCTCCGCCAAGCGGCCTGTAATTGTCATGGTCACCGAGAAAAAAAGGCACCTGCAATGACCTTAACGACGAGGCCATCAGGTTCTGACTGAACTGGCTTTTTTGAACATAGACCTCATAATCAGGATTAATTGGTCGTGTTGGTGTCTTTGTCAGCGGCACAATCAACCGCTTGAACCCCGATGTGTTGAACAGCGCACACTCATACGTGCATTGCGCATAGGCGAAGATTCGGTCGATGATGTCTTTGAGGTAGATAGCGGGCCGCATATCCTCAACATGGTAAACCCTTCGCCCGTCTTGATAGAATAGCGTGTTGGTGCCGTAATCAATCAGCGGGTAAACTATGCCCTCACCTATTGGGGCTGTCCACGTCCCCTGCATAGTCGGGCGCGTGTAGCTATGGTCGAGGTCTGAGCAGTCGATGTAGTTTGCGTACTGAGCGGGTGCGCCCGCCACCACCTGCGCCTCGTTCGTGATGTACTTGCCGTTGAGCTTATAGTCGGCTATGCGGGTGAACAAGTTGGAAAGCCGCCCGATGAGCACTACCTCATATTCGATGCGGTCTTTTATGATGAGCACCTTGCGCAACTGAATGACCCCATCAAACACGGGTGCCGTGTCCACCATGACCTGCACAGCCGCTTTCTTGTTCGGGTTGAAATTGATGGCTACGTTAGTCGCGTTCGGGTCAAAAGCGTTTGCCACGCTCACATCGAAGACATTGCCGAACAGCTCATTGTTGGCCGTTGTGCCGGCACAGCGAAGGGTCTTAGTGAACTCGGTCGAGCGCGTCTCGGGGTTGCGCACGTCCGTGACTTGATAGTTGAATGAGAAGTCGAGGCCCGACTGAACATCGAGCGGCCTGCCTTCTACAAATATCTCAGTATTATCCACGCTGCCTGATGTCGGTCAATGCGTAGTGTAGGTCGAACTGAGCGAACACCGCGCCATCCTGTACGCCTTGTTTCAACTGATAGCTCTTGTTGTCCATCGCCATCGCGGTGAACGTGCCATCGCTATTTTCCATATACACCACAGGAGCAGCGGCAAGTGTCTCCATCCAAGTGATCTCGGCATCGGTGAGTACATCGCTGTTGAGTGTCAGTTTCTTTTCTATGTCGGTGGCATAGGTTACGTCACCACGTGATGCCTTTGTGTAGCCGTAAGACACGGGGCGCGTGGCGAGTCGGTTCGGTTGCCTGCCGAATGTCATGCGCTCGATTGTATTGACCCGCTGCGATTTCAGGCGGAATGTGTAGGCATCAAACCCACCCTGACGGTTGATCCAATGCAGGCGGTAGGTCTGATACTTCGCGCAGTCGGATATGGTGAACGTGTAGGTAGTGCCGATGTAGTTGCCGCCTCCGTCTTTGAATCGGACGGTATAGCTACCCGCGCCAACAAACGAGACGGGGCTACTGAGCGCAGCGAGGTCACGGGTGCCGACCAATACCCGCACCCGCCTGCGTTTGAGTGGTGCCGATACGTACACGGTCGAGCCGATGATGATGGCGCCCGACCAATCTGTGAACGGGTTTGTGTAGGTGTAGGTGGCAAGTAGCCCGCCTGTGTAGTCGAATGTCTTGACCTCCATCAAGGTCGGTTCGGTCGAGGTATCGGTCAGCGTGTGTAGCCATTGCGTATCAGAACTGCCGATGGTCTGCGAGGTAGGCGCATCAGTCAGGCACTTGGCATCAACAAATTGATTTGCCTGCGCATAGTCCACGAACGCCAATGGGTCAAAGGTGCCATTATAGACGTACTTCATCGGCACGTCTAAGATGGTGCCTTTGCCTATCCATCTGGTGCCATCAAAATACTGCGACACGGCCACTATCTTGTAAGCCATGATTGACCCCTCCGCTGTGTGCCACGGGGTTGCCGTGTATTCCCGTTGCCCGTGGTCGAATGTCAGCTGTTCCTCAACTATCCGCATCGGGTCAAATACCACGCGGCCACCTGTGCCGTATCTGAAACGCAGCTTAGACGTTGCCAGCGGTGCAGCAATGTTGCCGTCATTGAGCACGGTAATCATAATGCGCCAGTCGGTTATGGTCGCATCGGTCATATCCGTCTCCCTTATCACCCACGGCTGTTGATTGTAAGCGGGTGAGTAGTCGGGCGGCTGTTGGTCAATGATGAGCATCGGGAATAAATAGGGTCATTTGTAGAATTGGCCCAGCAGAGCATCAATGTCGGCCACTAAGTCGGCCTGCGCACCATCGGCCAACGCAACTGATGCATCATTCCACAGCCCATCATCTTCGGCCACGTTCTTAATAAAGTTGTTGCCTTTGGTTCCCTCGCGGCCTATCTTGCGGCTGATGAGGTAGGCAAGGCTGTTGAGTGTTGACTCATCGAATGCCTTGTCGCGCAAGGTCAATCGGTCGCGCACGTTCGGGTATTGCAGCCATTGGCGGATAACTGATATGGGCGCGGGTTTGCCAGCCTTGCGCCCCGCATCGACCCAATAGCCGTAATTGGCCATGTACACGTCAATCGTAATCTTGTCGGCCCCGAATGTGAACCGAGGCTCGATACTACTTTCGAGGTTGCCCGATGCGCTTTGCTCGCTTTGCTGTAAGCCATCAACGAGGCGAAAGGCAACAAGCCCACCTATCGTCCTGACAGCCTCTGCCGTTCTGCCTGCTGATGTTGCCATGCGCCCTTTGCTTTATAGAAAGCCAATCGGTTGAATACCTCCAAAACGGATAAGCGAAGATAGTATTCCCACTTCGTGCTGTCACCGTTGGATAGCGTGTCCGCCACATCTAACCAGCCATAGACTGCATGGAATCGGCTCTGCGTTTCGTCACTCTCCTGAGCAGTTCCAAATAGATTAGAATACGCCTTGAATAAAGGAGGTAGCTGCGCAAAAAAAAATCCGTGTGAGGTTTCACCGTTGTGATAGGTAGGTCGAGTATCGCATCCGCCATCGCCTCGTGTTCTTTGCCATCGTACGGCTTTGACTTTGACCACGGCCACCGACCTCGCTCAACGAGGCAACAGGCGAACGATTTGTGCAGGTTCTTTTCCGCCACTTTCTCGTCCTTGCAAAAGTGCATGAGGTCGACCCATGCACCGTATGCCATGCGCTTCGGGTTGCTCGTCACATCGAACCGCTTACCGAGTAGCTTAATCGGTGCCTTGCGTTTAGTGCCGATGCGTTCGGGGTGCTTCAGGAAGTCGAGCGCAGTCCATACCTTATCGAGCGTACCCATTGACCACGACCGTATCTCATCGGGGTCGGCACCTGTCATGATGCTGATGGTGGCGTATACCTTCTCATCGGCTGGGCCATCCTCGCCCGCCAGTTCGCGCAAGGCCATGAACTGCCTGAGCGTGACCTGATGCCATGATGTCGGGACGTTAACAGAGGCCATTTTCGCGGAGCTTGTTCACCCTGTCCATCGAGTAGTGCTGTTCGATGTACGCCCGCAAAAGTAGTCCGCGATGGGTCAATTCGTCCGATGGCATCGCGGCCACCTCTTTGAGTGACTTTTTCCAGTCATAGACGTGTATCACCCCATCGCAGTCGAACGGCCAATATGGGTGCATACGTTGGGCAAGTATCGGCCTGCCCTTCGCGCCCGCCTCAAGTATCTTGAGATTGGATTTGCAGCGATTGAATGCCGTGTCCGCAAGCGGTGCTATTGCCACATCGAACAGGTCGTAGAACGTGCCATAGCTGTACACATTGCGGGCCTCCGCAAAGTTCATATCCCCGCCCATCATTCGCCCCATAGCGATGAAGTGAGGCATATTCTCAGGGGTTATACCGCACAGGTAGTGCTTGCCCTTATGTGCCGACCACCCGCCTATCGTCACGGCAAGGTCAGGCACATGGGTAATGCCCGCCACATAACCGATGGACCCGTCAGCAGGTAGCGGTGTCACTTGCCATTGGTCTTCACTCAGTTCGATGGCGTTGGGTATTATCCGCACATTAGGGTTGAGCTGTCGGCAACGGTCGGCCAGTTGCTCATGGGTGGCCCACACCTCATCGGATACCGTTATAGCGGCCTGAATGGATGCGCTGATGGCCTTGTGTTGTTTGTAGAGTATGTGCGTAGATGGCAGTACCCAGTAGTCGTCAACATCGCATATCACTTTGACACCGCGCCTTTGGAGTGTGCCGATGACTTCGAGCATATCGCCCGCCCAGTCGAAATGACGGTTGAACACAAGGATGTCAATGTCCACCTCATCCACATTGGCAAGGGGTATCGCATTGAACCGCGTGACGTTTGCGCCCCTCGCTGCGAGTGAGCCGAACGGTCTGATGAGGCGGTGGTATTCAACGCCACCCTCTGCGCCTGCTATGTATCCGATTTTCATGGGGCTAAGATATTGAGTAACTGCCTGACCTTGTTTTCAGCTTATCCATGATGGCGTACCGTGTCGCATCAATCGCGTGGTTGTTCGCGTCTTCTGGTTCGTTCGTCACGGCCCCTGATTTGTCAACGGCCCATGAGTACGTCCTTAACTCACGGATAAGGTCGAGGCTGTCGGCTGTCACGAATAACCGAAGCCCCTGCATCTTCGCTATGCCAGCCCGCACGCTGTCGGGGCCTTTGACCGTTGGTCGGATGCGGAACCCGTGCCGCTTCAGCTCCTCGATGCTCTTCGGCTCCGCACTATCGGCAATGACTTCCCACCCTTTGAGGTGCTGCAATCTGTTGGCGATGTCTGTGTTGATAAGGCCCTTATCATACATCACTTGGCGCAAATAGATGTCGGTGTCATTGGTGGCCGTCACTTCGATTACCGCTGTGTGGTCGTTGCTGAATCCCCAATCGAGGCCATACACCCGCCACCTGTATCCGTCAGGCACCGCATCGACCTGTTGCCAGTTGTTGAAGATTACGCCTTGCAGCGAACCGATTTCGCCCAGGCCGTATACCTTCCACCAGTTCGCCCAATAGGTTGACGTTGCAGCTTTGGTCTGTGCTGATTCTATGTCGGCACGTATGGTGTCAGGTAGTGCCTCGTTGTCTCGGTACGTCAGCACAACGAACCCCGCATCCGACTCCTTGAGTACCTCGGTGTGCGCCCAAAATTCAGCGGTCGGGTTGAAGTCGATGTATATCGTTTCGCTCGTCCTTATGGCTAATTGATAGTAGCTGTCGAAGTCGATGTTATTCGCCGC